ATTTCCGGTGCGAGGCGAGTGCCGTATAGCGTCTGTTCCTCGTATCCCAGAGAAAAACCAGTTAGAATGGGATCGATGTATAACTGCTGAGGATCGTAAGCCATTTAGTATCTCACCTCCCTTACGGAATGAGCGCCAGACCAGGCGTTAGAAGGACAGGAATAAGATCACCAGCAACGCCGGTATTTAAAGCAATACCAAGTGGCCGTGCACCAGTATTTGAAGCAACTGCCTGACCACTTGCATCCATAACGACAATCGTGCCTAGTGTGATTCCACCAGTACCAACCTTAATTAAGGAAGTACCCATGAGCCACACTGTTGCACCTTTACCCTCTAGAATTTCACCAGAAGTAACTCCGAACTGGGTAATACCAATCCAAAGATCACCTTCTGCCGTAACAGGGGTAACTGTCTGGTTAGCGGATAGTTTAACTGCTGTATACTGAGTTAGTGCTGCTGCTGCATCAAAACCTAACTCAAGAATACTGTTTCCACCTTCGGCCATTACTTCTCACCTCCCTCATGTGCGGGGCGGTAAGTAGAACGATACGCTGAAACAAGTTCTTCGTTTTCAGGATCGGCCATTACCTTAGCAAGTGCATCACCATAAGACTCACCAGTTTCAACCTGGATAGCCTTAGCCTTATTAGTAAGTTCAGTTGCAGCAGAAGCACCATCAGTCGTAACTTCCTTACCACGAGTTGAACCAAGCTCGCGATAATCTACGATTGCATTTCCAGATGCAACGTTATCAAGGAGCGATGAAAGATCATCATGCGTCATAAGACCATCTGCAATCTTAAGATGCATTTCCTCAACCTGAGTAAGTGCAAGACCTGAAAAACCAAGACCAGTCTCAGCACCTTCATCAGTTGAGAATCTTTCATACTGAGCAGCGAACATCTTTGCTGCATCCTTGCGACGACCTGCACGCATTTCAGCCATTTCTGCACGATCTGCCTTAAGCTGAGAAGCGATTTCTGGATACTGCTTCTCAAACTCAGGAGTAAGAATCGGTGCAGGATCATTTACATCAGGCGTTGGTGCCGGATTAGTTTCACGAATTCCGGCGATTGCGGCAAGAACGTCATCAGACGTTGCATCCTCACTGAGTTCTAGAGACTCTAGAATCTCGGGAGTAAGCTCCGGCATTTTGACTCCTACCTGTCGTGGTACAACAGCTTGTGATTTACCCTTTGAACTAAAAACTTCTTGCAAGAAATTCTCAGATACACTACGAATTGTCTTTACTCCATCGACCATACCTTTCTCAAGGGCCGAACGAGATTTATAAACACGTCCTTTGCCGTAGTTTTCAGTTACATCTTCCACGGATACTCCACGTCCGCGGGCTACGGCAGAAGTAAATTCGCCGTAGATTTCGGTCATTTGTTCCATCACAATTTCTCGAGCTTTATCACTCAATGGTAGTGCTGGATGACCGATACCTTTGTTCTCACCAACAGTGAGAACAGTTCGCTTAATTCCTTCCTTTGCATCCTGACCCGATTCGTCAGTATGTACGGAAATAACTCCAATTGAGCCTACCGTACCAGAAGGAGTCATGAAAAGTTTTTCAGCCTGTGAACCTAGATAGTATGCTCCACTGGCCGCCTGAGAGTTCGCAATGGCCCAAATAGGTTTCTTTCCAGACTGACGTGCTTCCCAAATTGCGTCAGCACCTTCTTGCATCATTGTAGCAGAACCACCAGGAGAATCGATATCGAGAAGAATCCCCCGAACATTATCCTCAGCCATTAATGAATCTAGATCATTCATCATTGCTGAAACGGAAGTTCCACCACTAAACTCAGTAAGAAGATTTGCTTTGGGAAAAATTGAACCATGAATAGGGAGTACAGCAATACCTGGCTGTTCAGGTAAATCCAGATGGTTTCTTGATCCGCCTTTTTCCCTAAGTTCTTCGAGCTGCTCAAGGGAAAGAGAATCGCCTTCAATCTTACGATCAAGAATTCCGAGGATTGACTGTAAACCATCTTCTGTGATGAGCCAGGGTACTCCATAAACATGATTTAAAACGTTGTCGTATTTTTTCATTATTTCTTTCCCTTGCGATGCTTGCTAGCTTGAATTGCTCTACCCTGTCTCGCTGCTTTTGCCTTTGCTCCCTTACCTCTGTACAACTTACCCTTGCTACCGTACTTATAACCACCACCTGTTTTCCTAACAGGCATTACTTACCTGGCTTTGGTAAACTTTCAATTCGCTCTGCGTCTTCTTCTGGATCAAGTGCGAAATAAGGAGTTTCAATTCTCCATTTCTCTTGTGCTGCTTTACTTGGTCCATTATAAACTGGTGCTCCGCCAGGTTCGGCTCTATCATGTGCGCGTGCTTCTGTATCACCCATGATTATCTGCCTCCTGCATCATTAGGAGACTTTCCGATATTTCCTGCACCACCATTGTTACTTGCTTGCTTATCGATGTTGGCAGGATTATCAGCTTCTACTGGACGCGGCTCAGTCTTTTGTGGCATATCCGCGATCTTGCGAAGATACTGCTCAGTCGGCATATCAGGAGTGATCCCCTGAGCTTCAAGTAGATTCTTTACCATAGACGACCAAGCCTGCATATCCTTAGTCTCACCGATATTGCGAACACAGAGTTTTGGAAATCTATTTGTGGGGAAGTTATAAGCAACAAGATAAGGAATGAGAAACATATTGATATAATCGCAAATCATATTTGCGATGTATCTCATTGCCTTCATGAATGCATCGAAAGCTGTTGCTCCTGTTGCGCGTCCACCACCAGAAGAGTCTAAACCAAGATTAATGAACTGAACCAGAATATTCTTCATGATTTGATTATCATGATGAAGTGCTGACTCTAGTGCATCAACTGGTTGCCCTTTAAGCTCTGCGAATCCAATAGTAAGTGTTGACGGTCGAACGATGTACCCTCGTTCGTTCGTCCTAAGGTTAGCGCCAAGTTCTTCTGCAAGTCTTTTATCGCTGTTGGTCGCACCCGGTAATACTTCAACTTCGGGCACTCCAATACCATGACGTTCCTTTTGGATTGCGTCAATCGTATAAAGCTTATCTTTATAGTACCAATTCCTATGAGCCGGACGGAGAATACTCTCACCTTCGGCATTCCCGTCTCCTTCAAAAGTAAATAAGACACCTTTCGAGATTGGGATCTTAACTTCTTTCGCGCGGTTATCCGCTCCGATAGCTTGCTGCGTAACAAAGTTTAATCCACCATTCTCGTCGTAGTCAAATCCTGTAACTGTGCGAGCGGGCCTTTCGGCCAACTTGCGTAACATTGTATATTTCTTTTTGTTTGCTCCTGGTGCACTAGTTCTTGGTGACCATTCTCTTAGTTCCCAAACATGCTCAAAGAATGAGAAGCCATTTTCGAGGAATCTCACGATTCCTTCTAATGTCTTTACCCACGGAATGTTACCACCATAAAAAAGGTTGTCGTTGCAAAATTCAGCGACAACCTGATCTTCAATTTCTGGAGAATATGCGTCGATGTAGAACTCAGCACCAAGAATAGATGATTTACCTACTCGCAATGATGAGCGGACAGACACATCACCACGAATCATCTTCTTGTATGTTTGTAGCTCTTGGTTCCTATTCGCTAATTCAGGAACAGGATCAATGATCTGTGCAATGCGAGAAGAGCCTAATTCTCCATATGCAACAGGAGCTACATCAACAGCACCATTAGCAGAATACCCCGTTCCCGAAACTTGCTTTCGGGGTGTTTGATCCTTTTTACTTAATGTGGGTAATTTAGCCATATGAGATACTGTCGTTTAGTTTAAAACCACTAGAGTACGTAAAGAACGCATCGCTCTCGCGCTCTCCCCGCCTAGTATATACGGACGCTAGTGTCATGTTCCTTCCAAGCACAAAATGTTGAGAGAAGAAGTATCTAATTGCATCTGGTCCGTGATCATCATAATCATGCTGACCAGTTCTCTCATTATGACCTTCTCTATTCTCTTTTCTTCTTAACTGTTGAATTTGACGAATGAGATGGACACAAGAAGGATCAATAACTAATTTTGATGGTCCCTCTTCAGGAGCCATCCAACGACGAACTGCTTCGATACCTTCATGCCAACTAACTCGTTCAGCAAAAATTTTACCCAACACCAGTTCTAAGGTTGCGACTTCATCTGCACCAGCAGGATCAGCATACATCATATTCACGTGAAAGTTATTTGGATTTTCACGATTCTTTAAGATATGACCATGCTGCCATGTACTTAAATGACTGACCTGATATTCCCGCCAGATGTATACGTTGTCAGAGGGATCGACTTGGATATCGTAACAACAGAATGGATCTGCGAAGCCGAAGTCAAAGGCCCATGCGTTAAACCATAATGGATTATACTCGTGCCTTTTAACATGAACACGTTCATCGAATTCTGGATAGATTTGTCCTTCGAACGAAGTGAACTCCGCCGCATACTCTTGTTCCCAATACTGTTTAGAAACCGTGCGACGAATTCTAACAAGTTCTGGATCATCGTACCCTCCTGGGTACATTGCCTTATTTGTCCAAGTCGGAAATCGCCAAGATTCATAATCTTCAAAGTCGGGATGCTGGCCCATATCATACAGACCTTTATACCAATTGAATCCTTGTGGCGTACTCGGGAAGATTGCTGAACCACGTTTGTCAGACAAAGCAGGTTCAATGTACATCTGCCAAGTAGACATTTTATGCTTGGCAGCCTCAGACATAATTACACCATCAAGACCTTCACCAACGAGGGTATCCTGTTTCTCTGCTGATACAACTTCGAGCGTTGATCCCATCGGAGTGACAAGACGCATCTGACCCTGATTAATGTTGTATTGTCTAGTGCTGCACTTATCCAGAAGATTTAGAGCTTTAAGATCGTTCCAGACAACTCTGAATTCCTTCTCACCGAGTCGATAAGTTGGACCAACGATCCACCAAAGCGTTTCTGGAATAAAAAGATTCAGAGTCATTTCATGACCAGCAGCTTGTGACTTTCCAAATCGCCGGCCACAACTTGGAATTCTGAATCTTGCTAACGAATCATGGATTCTATACTGTTCCTCTGAATGAGGCTTATACTTAATCCGTTCGAATACTTCGTCTCTATCGACTGGTGGAATAAGTCTCATTTAGTCATCTACCTGAAAGAAGAAAGGACCTAATCTTGGCGTTTGTGGTGATGCAGCAAAAGAGATGAAGAGCTTATAACGTCCTTCATCTAAAGAATTTGAATCGATTAGTGGCTGAGCAATCATACCTTCATTTCCTGCAATTGCGTTTGTTACGATTTCCGTCTCATCTTCATCATCTTTGTAAAGATCATATCTTAGGTCCAAACCATCTAAGGTTAAGATAGTTCCGAAAGCGTCCTTGACCTTAACAGGCCAATATTGAATACTACCCTTTGGTACATGAATTGTAGCTTGTGCAATAGCCATTACATATCTTTCGGATTCATTGGTTTACCTCTGAGATGCTCGATTGCGTAACCTGAGAATCTAAGTAGAGCCTGTCCAGACCACTGAGTTAATGCAATACCACTTGCAATAATCATTCCAGCGTTCTGGAATACTTGTGTTGTTAATGTTGCGATTCCTGTTCCTGTAACCTCTAGTACTTTTTGTACTGATCTGATTAAGGTAGTATTTCCGATTGCAGTTACAAAGAATTCAACCGTCGTAGCCGTCGATTGAATCATTGTCACAATAACAGAACCAGTCGTAGAAAATGTTGAACTTACCAAACGGGCTAGTACTGCAATTCCATTTACTGTAACCCTTAAACTTACCTGCGGCGCTCGACGAATTGAGGCTACTGCGGTAGCAGTTGTCGTAAATACTGCGGATTGTAAGGCTGCTGCTGTTAATGATGCCACCCCACTAGATGTTGCACTAAATACATGCGATGGTAATTTACTTAATGAGGCAACACCTGTTACTGTAACATTGAATGTCCTTAAGATGATTGAAGTTATTGAGAGTGATGCTATTCCTGTTCCAATTGTGCTTAATGTTCTAATTGGTGCTCTAATTAAACTTGTCGTCCCCGTTCCAATTGCAGTAAATGAAGCTAGTCTCACTTTTAGGCTGGTTAAGGATGCTACTCCCGTGCCGACTGAACTCAGCACACGGGCAGGCACCCGAACTAGTGTAGCCAAGCCAGTTCCAGCAGCCAAGTACACAGTATATATAGAGCGTACTACGGATGCCCCTCCCGTACCTAGAACCGAGAGATTAATTTGCGGATTTTTGATTAATGATGCTAATCCAGTTGCTGTAGTTGCGAACTCCGCTAGTCGTACTTTGATAACGGAGAGAGTTGCTGTTGATGTGCCAATTACATTTAATGTTCGTAATGGATTTCTGATGAAAGTTGCTGTACCTACTGCAGTTATGCTTAATGCCCTGATAGGCGTACGTACAAATGTTGCAACATTTGATCCAGTGGTAACAAGAATCTTTTGAGCGCTACGAACCAGAGACGTGACATTACTTGCTTGAATAGAGTATGTACGTGAGAGAGAACGCGTAATACTTGCAACGCCGGCTCCTGATACAGTTAGATTTCTTGAGATATCACGAATTAGTGTAACTACTACTGTAACTGATCCTGAGGTTACAAGAATTTTTCGCGGTTCTCGAATCAAAGACACCACACCAGTAACAGTAACACTTAATGTCTTTAAACTTAGTTTTAATGCTGCTACAGTTGCAGTTCCAACACCTGTAGCAAGTAGACTTCGAATCGGATTTCTAACTAATGTGGCCGTTCCACTTCCCGTAACAGACAGGCTTCTGATTGGACTTCTAATTAAACTTGGAGTAACAGTTCTTGCAACAGAGAAAATATGCAATGGAGAACGTACGAAAGTTGCTACACCAGATGTAACTACAGAGAGCAGTCTAATAGGTGAACGTACAAGTGTGCTAATTCCCGTACCTGTTGCACTTAAGGATCTAATAACTACTTTGGAAGTAACTAAAGATACAACTCCAGTTCCAGCCGCCGAAAGTGAACGGCTAGGAATCCTTCTAAGTACAGGAACGCTAGTTCCACTAGAAGATAGTGATCTAGCTGGTGCACGAATCAAAACTCGAGCCGCAGTTCCAACTCCCGACAAGACCTTAGTTGGAGTTTTTTGCAAAACTGGACTTCCTGAACCAGATGCACTTAGAGTTGCAAATTGAGTTGATCCCGTAAGTTCCTTGATCGCAACTGCAACCATTGCGACATCATCAGTAGTAGCTGTCCATCCTACAGTTACATTACCACCAGCATCATTCGTGTCGATTGTTTCTAGAACTGCAACTTGCTGGCCGAAGTCATGGTTATCTAGTTTACTGAATCCTGTACCAGACGTAAATGCAGCTTGTGTACCCTGACCGGACATGACAATGCTCATTGCCCATGTTTCTACACTCGCGCCGGTAGTAAGAACGACAGTTGGGTTTGCTTGGTTCTCTTGGGCGACTCCAGAAGCTTCAACTGCTGTATTAGCTGCTCCTGTTAAAGTAATAATCCATGCAACTTTATCACCATTAACTGCTGATGTATCGAAGTTTACCGTTTGTGTCCCGGTTGGAATACCTGAACCTAAGAAATAAATATACGACGCCATAAATTCGGTCGCCGTATCTTTCGCGAAGCCATTGGTCAATCGTGCCATGGCTACGCCACCATAAGTGACTCCCGCCATTTCATCTGCATCAGTACCATTCTGAGCAATACAGACGAGGACAGCTTTAGGTGTACCAATAGGAGTATGGTTGGTACTAGAATCACCCGTAAAGAGTGCTGTTTTAGTGAAGGTGTCTAGAGCGAGAGTCATAAGATATTGTGTGGCCTCCTACAAGAGAAGGCCACACAATTCATCCGTAAGTAATTAGTGTATTGTTCTCATTTACAGGATCGGTCTGCAATCCATTAAACCAAATTGCTGGTGCTGTAGGTGCATCACACTCTGAACCTGTACCGCACCAATAGACCGTTGAATTGCGAATACCACTTCTGACGGAATTTCCAATTCGAACTACACGATTCTTATCAGGTGTTCTCTTAAACGTTGAATTGTTGAATACGATATCTGTAGGTCGCTGCTGGCAGTTATTTCCGCAGTTAATATAAAGTGCGGAGTTAGTGCGCTCAGAATACTGTAGTTCAACATTGAAATTGTTAAACGTGATGTTGGAACCACCGAGTACCTGAATTACATCTGCGTGTAACGGATCACAAGCAGTACCACAGCGATCATGCACGATTGCGTAACCACCATCAATCGTTAGATTTTCAGCAAATGGACCAATGTGGATTCCATCAGACGCCCACGTATCAACTTCTAAACGTCCGATGTGACCCGTGCAACCACTTGAAAGGAATACTGCATCCTGTCGTTGTTCCTGTTGTGTGATATTAACTTTTACAAGATCATAATTTACATTTGAAGTACAACGCCAAGTTGTATTGTCTGGTAGGATTAAATTATTGCCTGTTGGAGTAGTAGGTGTTGTAGGCGTTGTATCAGTCGGCGTTGTTGGAGTTGTGTTAGTAGGTGTTGTCGTAGTAACGGTAACTGTAACTGGCGGCGAAGTTTCCGTGACCGTAACCGGATCAGGAATTGTGTCTGTGTCTGTCAGCACGTATTGATCTGAAACCGTTTTGTCTCCGACGACGACATTAAACGGTACAGTGTGCGTCTCAGTCACTTCCGTCGCCATTAGCGCAGAAGCAGCATAACCTCCTGCGATTAATGCACCTAATGCTGCGAGCAAGAAGAGACTTTGCTTTTTCATCTATATAACTCTCTTTCCTTCAACTAAAGGACTCGCTTGTTCATTATGTGATCTGCACCTTCCAGGTTAACTGTAGGGAGTCACCGTTTAGGAGGTTGATTACACTTAACGTTGCAGAGGTAATCATGTTCCCAGAAGTAGATGCGTCAAATAGTCCCGACTCATCTACTGCTCTAGTTGCTGTAATTGAAACTGTGCCCTGGGACTGATAAGTGTCACCTGTCTGAGTCGTTGTAACTGTTGACTCAGTTCCTGAGGCTCTAGTTTCAACTTCGGTCGTTAATGCTGTATCCGCTGCTACTGCTGTTCTTGCTGCTCCCGTTGCGCCAGTTCCAATTCCGATGAACTTAGGAGAAGTGGAATATGTACCTGGCGTGGTTCTTGCGCGATCTGCGAAAAGTGCCTTACCTTTGTTAGTAAGGACTGTAGCTACACCGAAAGCCATTGTTGGCCCTTTCTTATTCTAGTGTTATTATCCTCTATCTAGAGGCTTACGAAATGGGCTTTTTGAATGTGCCAAAGCAATCTGGACGTTAGCCTTAAGACGTTTCCAGAATGATTCGTCGTAAACGGCGAGGGCACCTAAATCAAATGTTTCACCAACTTCAACCTTTCTTCCTAATAACTTGGTGAGCTTCTCAGCGGACTCAGGGCCAACTGTGACTACGCCGTGAAGCTCGGCACGTTTAACTTTTGCTGACGTACTCCTGATTGCAATCTTTGGGATCATTATCCAATACGCCTAACTTCGTCTTCCGTTAAAGTCTTTTCTACCTTCTTCTTCTTATCTTCATCTGAGACTTCGTATAGTGCAACGTTTAGATAAGTAAGTTCTTCATTGCCGAAACCTGTTACTTCACCTTCATACTGAATGGGAGGATGCTCGCTTGTATCATCCCAGGAAACTTTGTCTCCAACACGGAGACGGAACATTTTGGACTCATCGGCCATTCTGTTTACTCCTTTTCTGCTGGCTCTTCATCTGGCTTTTTCATGAGGTCCTTCAGAATCTTGTTGTAATCGCTTTCCTCCACTTTCTTTGTTCCAGGCTTTCCGATTGTATACTCGAAAACTAGCTTAACTGCTGCTAATGGTACTGCATCCTCTTTTCCACCCGTGTGCAAAATCTGCGCTAACTTATTAGACGCATCCGGTAGTAATAGTGCAAGTTTCTTTCTTGCCTCATCAGCGATATCCTCGGAAGTTCCTGTAGAGGCAATTTTGAATTCTTCCTCTAAAGACTTCCGATAGTCCTTAAGTGATTCTGACAAACTACCAAAGTCCTGAGGTTCACTCAGGATATCTTCTGCATCATTTAGATCCATTCGTTCACCTCATTTTTTGTAGGCAAAATTGGGGGCTTCTGTGTGAAGTGTATACGGACTCTAGTGGTGCATCAAAATTAGAATGGGTGGTAAATATGGGACCCTTTTTCAAAATTTGAGAATGGAGTTAGAAATTGATAGCGGCAACACTTTCCTTCCCACGGGCATATAGTTCCTCTTGTTAGTTCGAAGTCGCCAAACAGAACGGGAGGCATCATGCGAGACGCAAGAATGCAGAATGCAGCCGATGCTAAGGCATTCGGTGCCATTACTTCTACGACCAGGCGAGTGTCAGAACGTTGGAAGGGCTCCGGCACGAAATCCGGCGAATGTGTCTCGATCTTCCCCGACGGTACTCGCATCCCATTCGTCCGCACACGTACCCCGAATGAGCACGCGAAGCGTATCACTCGCGCAAGCCAGAATGCGCAGAAGCGTAGCCTGATTCAATCGATCACACTCGACCACGATTACAATAACGGCTAGTGCGAAGTTGGGGAAGGGCCAAAACACAAAATTGGCCCTTCCCTCTACTTGACACTACCCCACACATAAGCTACAATCTATCTACTACATCGAACGGGAGGAAAATAAATGGCACGCACGCGGTCTAGTCTGATGAATAAGCGCCGATTCGGTCCGTCCGCTAATACTCAGCTTTGTATTCACGTCAAGACTGAGAAGTGCCACGTTGCCGAATGTACCAATCCCGTACTGATGGTCGAGAATGGGGGAGGCAAGACTAAGCGTAGGTGTGCAGAGCACTTGAATAACAGTAAGCCTGTTACTGACACTAAGATCGCCGCCGAAATGTGGTGGCTTAACTAGACAGGAGTAAATCATGTGGGATCGTTTCCTGTACTTCCTGGGTTATAACCCTTCACATCGAAAGATTAAGCGTAACCTCCGAATTATCCGCAATTGGTATTAATCAGAACAAGCAAAACCGCTACGGCGTCCAGTGTACGTACAGTGTCACAGGGTCGCAATAGCACGTATAAGTCTTAGCTAGGAGGCTATAGACCTATATAATACTATATAATATATATAGTATATAGTAGTAATACTAACGGACTCTAGTACTCTTAGAGTTAACTCAATAAAATGACTTTTGCACTCACTGAGTCGGTACAATATACCCTCTCACTGAAAGGATCACGATGGAATACCCTGATTGGGACGAACTCTACACAATCGAGACTAAAACGCCGAAGGGTTGGGAGATTACGCATATGTATGATCCCAAGAATATTTCACTACGCAAGGTTATGCAAGTATTCGAACGTCTCGCAGTAAATCAAAACGAACAGTTTAGACTCACAGTACCGAAACCCTAAAACCTAGACTTAAGTATAGTTGACTTCCCAACACAGTCTGATACACTTCAACTATAATGAAAGGAGAGGTTATTTGAGGGATAGACGTAAGGCTTGATCGGCCGATAAGTCAAACCCTGATAAAAGATGACCGGGCTAAGTTTTGGGTTGATAATCCGGTTGCGTTTATCCCTCAAATAACTTCAACCGCAAGAAAGGAGGTGAAAATTAAATGGCTGATACGCTCTCACTTGACATGATCGATGAGGTTCTTGGTTCTACTCGTTCGAAGCTTAATTCTTCCGACTACGTGAAGGATTTTCTCGCTTCGGGTGAGATGGGTCGGGAGGTCGATTTGGGTGCTGGTTCGTTCGTCGGAAAGTCTGCAAAGCAGGTTAAGATGGCTCTTGATTCTGCGCGCAAGAAGGTTTCCGATGAGACTGGAACGCTTGCGATTCCGGGTGGAACCGACATTCAGGTTCGAATCAAGCAGGAGACTAACGGGCTTAAGGGTGATAAGAAGGTCGTTGTTTCTGAGCGGCTTTTCATCATCAACACTAAGTTGGTCGCTGAGGCCCGTGCGTCACAGAACGGAAGCAAGTAAGAAATAGGATGAATTGCACGCGGGCATCCTTTAAACAACCGTGCTAATTGTACTTGACAAACATTTCGAAGTATGCTACACTTAAGCTACAAATCGAACGGGAGGTTATTTTGAGTGAGCTTACACTCACTGACGCAGAAGTGAACGAACTTGCAGATTCGATGCGCTACGGTCGCGGGCATTTGTGCTTTACAAATCTTGCGAACAAGAATGCTGTTAAGAAGGCTTGTACGCAAAAGCGAATCAAGACTGTTAGCCGCACGGCACACGGTTCACTTCTAGACCCACGTTACACTGTAGAGGGAAGGCATCTTCCTGATAAGGGATTCGCAAACGATTATAAGCGATTCCATCCTAAGCTTTACGTACTAGAAACTTCACGCTGGTAAAAGAGTGTAGCGGTTCGGCATGGTGAGCCGATTAAATGTTACTACCTAAGTAACAGCCGCTACCGAATTTAGACCGAAACAGTGGGTTGAAGTCTTTAAACTAGAAACCCAGTCTGCTAGGATTCACCCGGTTGACTAGCAGAGAAAACAAACCGGGTAGTTGAATGAGACAATAAGTTAAGCCCGAAATCGCCGGGTTGACTAAAAGCCCGAACTGCGTCAGTAGTGGAACCACTTATTGTCTCATTGAGCTAATCAGAAAGGAGGGATAAAGTGAAAAGCGAACACTACAAATCGTATGCGCCAGACAAACATGGCCCTGCTGCTGAAAAGCGTAAATCAGAAGCCGCCGAATTTGTTGAGGCGCTTCGAATTAAGCACGGTATCCCTCTAGAGATTCTATACCCTGCCTATCCTGAAAGAAACAAATACGTTTCTTACGCAAGGAGGTAAAAATGCATCCCGATAAGCCTCTAAAATTTCGCTACGATTGTGTAATCGTAGACTCTGCGAACAATAGACGTGAAATTACCGTCTACGGTCTCTCATTCGCAGATGCGGAGTCTGAGTGTAAACGAGTTGCTGATATTCAGGAAGATGAACAGTTGGTTAGGATTCTTCTAGATTGGGAATCTGGCCCTACCCACTGAGAGTAAACTACAATGAAAATCATTACAAATAACGTGCCGCGTGAAGTCATCCGCGAATATGAGTTGACAGAAAAAGAGCGAAAAGAGTTTGACTATCTAGGAGAGGATGGTGGTTACTTCTTTAGATACAAAGGTGAGGTTTACGATTTGGGGGAGTTCACTACAACTAGTGGACTAGATGGTACGTTCGATCTTTGGGACGGGTATCACTCTGATACCTTCTTTAGTGGAATCCTTGTTAGGTATCCACGAACAGATAGAGGTACATTCGATTCCGATAATGATACAATTATCGTCGGGAGATACTATTCATGAACGATACAGAAGCACTAGCACTAATGAGTTTGCTTCAAAGATATTTTCATGAGTATCCAGAGACATGCAGAATGGACAAAACCGCAATCGACATTCTAGAAGATTTGAAGGAAACAATGGAATCGACTACAGCTAATGATAAGGCTGTTGAGATTTGGGAATCTATTAAGTGGAACGACTAAGAAAGGAATCAACCGCAAATGACACTGTACGATCAAATCATCGACGAAGCAGAGGAACTTGCAGAGAATAGAATTCTCTACGATCCTACAGATTCGCAGATCGTGGATGCTATTTCAGATATCGTCCGAATCAAGCTTGCTTACAATTCTATCGGCGCGCATCTTGCAATTGCAGCATACAATAGAATTGACAATGCACTCAATAACATTGAAAGTGTTGGTGCAATGCGATGACTAACAGCCAAGCCATTTACTTTGCAGACACACTTTGTGAGAAGCAGCGATTCGTCTATAACCACTTGTTCGGCACAATGCGTTGGACATACTGGTGGGAAATTGCAGCTTCTCTTAGATACACAAATCTCAATATAGATGATATCGATAATGCACTCGATAGTCTCACTGAATCTGGAAAGATTGAAATGACCCACACGTTGACGGGAGGTAGGATTTGGAGAGTGAATCTATGAGAGCACAATTCACAATGACACTTGCAACATGGGTATGCATTATCGGTCTATGTATGGTATTCTGGTTCTTTGTAGGTTATGGTATTAAAGAACTAATCGAATACATCTTCTAAACCAGGGAGGTGATGTGTTAAGATTCCTGGTAGCGGCCGCGATTCTTGCGTTCATCTTAGTTGCGATGGAAACACAAATTATTGGGATACAAAATGATAGACGCAAGGACGAATGCAAAACAGTAGCATATAATGGAATCGTACACAAAGCTAGTGATTACGAATACTATTCTTGTTTGAACGGAGGATAAAATGAAGTTCATAGTCTGGCGCAATGATATGGTTACTGTGAGGAATTGGCCGATCGTTGTTGAAGCAGACGCAGATACTCCGGCCGATGAAATTGTGCGGATTGCATTTCGAGCAAAAGGTTGGCCTGATTATGAACCGAGGGATAAGAGGTACGTAGTTGTACCAATGAATGAGGCAATGGTTGTCTCTTTCATTCCGATCAATCAATACACTACTAGAATCGATCCTTATGTTTAAAGAGATTGAACACTTGCAGAAGGTTAGCGCCGTGTGGTACGATACTACAAACGCTTTTGAGCGCAGAATTGCAGTTAGACTACACAATGGTGTGCTTACAATCTCACAAAGAGATAATCCGTCTGATATCTGGTCGCCGTCTGTAAAGATGCCACTAGCAGGCATTAGATTTTCGGAGGAATAATGCCTACACTTGAAGTAGAATTGTATCGCATTATTCAGAAGATCAACGTTACGGAACCAACTTATGTATTGGTAGATATGGTTAATGGTGAGGAACATGAATGTAGTACATATGAGCAAATGTTGGAACTCTTAAAGGAAATTAACGATGGCAACGCACCATAAAGCAACTTACAATTTAGTTGCAAAGAAGATCCGCGATCAGTTCCCCACAACTTCAAACGATCATTTGCAAGTTGTAATGCGCGGCTTGCTTTGTGAACTTGCAATTGATTTTGCAGATTCTTTTAAGAGAGACAATCCTGAAAGATTCGATCCTATTAGATTCCTAAATGCATGTTCGCCAGATGTAGACTTGTATCCAATTAGTGAGCTTTGGAACGAGGCACATAATGGATGAACATCGTAAATCTCTAGCAATTGTAACAATCGACAAACGCATGGTTTATAAGTCTGTTGGTTGGTGGTTGAAATTCGGTAGTCGTCCTAAATCTGAATTGAGTTGCGTACATGACGTTAAACTCAATATTCATTGTCAGGCGTGTGCAAAGCAAACATGAATATTATGGAACTAGACGATATTCTAAATCTCAATAGACTTCAATGCACAGGTGAGCAGGCAAGAGCCGGATGGTATCTAGATCAAGATGCTATTCTAGAAGCTATTGATAAACTAGGCATTAAGATGCCAGTTCATATTCGCTACATGACCGCAACTGCGCGAGCAGTTAGAGAACGTGGTCGTGGTAGAAGTTGGGGTAAAGGTGGCAAAGGCTGGACATACGGTACTCATCGAAATACGAAACAGCACCATAAAATTACAGTAGACCAAGAGCGTGAAGCTGCCGAAACGAGTAATACACTTTGGCACGAATTGGCTCATTGTATGCAATCAGAAAAATGGGCTAAAGAGACAGGCAAAGATATTACATTGTGGCATCACGCGGATTACAAGGCTGTTGATGGTGAACATGGCCGAAGGTACAAAGGAAATTTGTACGAGATTGAGGCTAATAGGATTGCTGAGGATAATCAAGATTTCATGTTGGTAGCTTTTGCCTCTTGACTTTCCTGAGCATCTATGCTATGCTATTTGAGCCGTCGGATTTAACAACCGCGAATTTTTAGGAGGTGTAAAAGTGGAAAAGCGTGGTCGTGCAATGACCGCAGAAGAGGCTCAGAATATTCTTGAGACTACTTCAACCAAGACTACGTTGATTAGTTGGTTCCATCCGTTTACAGAGCAGATGATTTCTGCAATTGAGAGTGGCAAGAATAGTGTGATCTTGAATGGTCGCACTTTTCTCGTTAAGAATTGCGAGAATGGAACTGACTATGTGTTTACGGTTGTGGGGGACTTTATTCCTATGACCCGCGTTTCTTTGGAAAATCTTAGAAGCAGGTTGGTTGTAGATGCCAACTCCGCTTGATGATCTTGATTTTCTTGAAGCACTAATTGAAACACCTGATCCACCAAAAGGAAGTAGAGCAAGAAAGCCTAAAGACACAAGAGATTTTGATTCTTGGTTTAAGAAAGATCATATCAATAATCGCTGTCTGAATTGCGGCGCGATTAATTCTTGTGAAAAAGGTTATACTTCTGAAACAGATCCAGAAGCTTCCTTTCCTGATAAATGTCTCGAATGTGAAAGCACAAATGTTCAAATGTCCGGCATTTGTTCTCAGGGTGAAAATTGTCTTGGTATTCTAATGCAGGACAAAGGGCCAGAGAGAGTAACGGCAATTGTAAATGGTGTAGAAATGTGCCGTTGGGATTTTCTGGATGGTCTTGCTCATAACACGAACAATGACTGACACATTTGTACATCATTGCATTACAATGTTTAACGCCTTAGATGATCGAGCACGAACTCAGGTATTGGAGTCAGGTAATAAGGCTCGAGTTTTTGCAGGATCATATGGTGAAGCTTGGGAAGCAACTGGAATTAGTAGAACTTACTATGGCTCTGTCCGAAAAGCGTTAGAACGTCACAACGCAATTCAATTTTTACAGCGTGGCGGTCGTGGTGCTGATACAGTTATTGTCTTACATGGTTTGCCAGAAAAGTGGGACGTATCAGGGTGGCTCGACGGTAATGACAAAGACTTGACACCTAAGCCCGACTATGCTATGCTGGAGGCACGGATTCAAGAGCTAGAAAGATTACTAGGAGGTATTGATGTAACAACGGCCCTAAGTAATTTCGAGAGTCGGGTAGTAAATCTAGAAAAATCAAAACGCAGGGCAACAAAAGGAGAGTAATAAAAAATGGCAACTGCTTCTGATACTGGCCTTTCACTTGATGACATTACTGGAATTCTTGGATCGACTCGCAGCAAGACTAACGCAGGTGAGTACATTTCGGATTTCCTTGCAAGTGGAGAGCTTGGTCGTGAGGTTGATCTAACTGCTGGTAGTTTCGCTGGTAAGCCTGCGAAGGTTATTAAGACCGCTCTTGATAACGCTCGCAAGAAGGTTAATGACGAAACTGGTCAGCTTGTTATTCCTGGTGGTACTGATGTGCAGGTTCGTGTTAAGCAGGAGACGAATGGTAAGAAGGGTGAGGAGCGCGTTGTCCTTTCCGAGAAGCTTTTCGTTATTAACACGAAGAAGGTTGCTGAGGCTCGCGCGGCTCAGAGCAAGTAAGTAATTAGTAGATACGGTCTAACGACCGTATCTACTATTAAGTGCTAGTGTTCCTCCCGTCCACTAGCACTTAATAGTAGATGAAAGTCTACTGATTTAGTAGAGAGCGGAGCAACCTGTAAGATACTGATAGAAAAGCTCAGAAAAATCCTTTGATGAGTGAGCTTTTGCTCGGGATTTCTTTTCTATTAAGTCTAAGCAGGAAATGCGTCACTACTAAGCCGAGGAACAGAAGATTCCTCGGGGCTTACAGAGTTAAACACGATACCGCTCACTCTGTAAGTTAATTACGTAGTTGAATGAGATAGTCGATCTTTGTCTAGGAGATTATCAAGAGATAACCTAGTATCTCCTGAATTTTCCTCCGGGGGCAAAGCTAGGTTCGACTATCTCATTGAGCTACGTTGAGGACTATCGTGTGAGATAGTGGAAATTGCAGGTTGGGAAGGGTGGTTACATTCTATGAAAGCACGCAAGTAATAGAATGTAGGTAAACGTAGCTCAAAAATGTAGTGTGTGTCACGAAGTGGCAAATCGTGAGAAAATAAGTAGTGCGACAGTAGCTACTTACGGCAAACTCGTAGCTAAATGGGTATGATAATATTATATGTACTCATTGTATTTAACGTAGGCCGCGCACACTACAAACCTCATAATTGAATAAGGGGTACAGTATACACACAAGTAAAACGTAGGGTCAGCCTACGACTACGAAAGTGAATACTTGTACCCCTTATTGAATTATGTCTGATTGGGTAAGGCATGGAGAATGTGACGGATGCGGTTATTGCTGCGAAGCTTTAACGCATCCTATCCAAATTGACTTTTCACAAAATGATCCTGATTGGATTGAAGCGAGAGGATTACCAAAAGATGGAATCACCTGGTTACCAATCATTCATCCCTGCCCAAAACTCACAGAAGAGAAGCGTTGTAGTATTTATGAAGATCGTCCAAATCAGTGTAAAGATTTTCCAACTGATCCTTCACAGGTTGAAAGAATACCATGTGTGTACTGGTTTGAAAGCGTGGTAACAGGAGAAAAAATCGGTGGAACAAGAAGCCCTTTCCCCGTCAATCAGTGATAGACCTATAAGTATGAAGCGTGAGCCTAAGCTTAGGACTATGATTGATGCATTAATGAATTCCGATGCGCCAGGAATTGAATATGCAGGTTTAGGTCATCGTGCAGATGGAATCAATTTCGCATTAAAGAATAATTCGTGGGGTCGAGAGCATGCAGACAAAATCATCGTTAAGGCACATAACACAAATCTCTATCTTATTCATAAGGATAGAATTTGATGACTGATGCAGATGCATTACTTAAGGAAGTAATCGAAAATCATATCTATGTTGGATATGAATCAAATTGGTGCATCTTCTGTGGTCGTTGGCCTGAGGAACATGAAGAAGATTGTATTGTTTTACGAATTCGAGAGTACTTTGTAAAGTTAAATGATTCATCACAAAAGACAGAATTTGATGTTAAAAATTGAAGCATACAATCTTGTAAAGATTCACGATGAATCTCCACGGCATAGATTGTATTGTGATGATTGTGGAATGCGTAGACTTTGCACTCAGATTACATTAAAGCATTCAGAACATCAAACAATCAGAGTTGAATGGTTATGTAATGAGTGTTTAACCAAAACTCCGAATTGGCAATCTCGATGGTGTTAGTCAAGATTTGAACTTTTCATGTTTTGTGACTTGACAAACTCGGTGGTTTGTGCTACCGTCGTTGGTGCCTAAATCGATCCCCCGATTTAGGCAAATGGGGAATTCTCACCGCAAGCAGAATTCTCCAAATGCGGCGGTAACGGTTTATGCGGTTGGACTGTTACCGCCGCAATATCCTGAAAAGCAATCTAGGAGGAAGTCGTCAGAAAGCCAAAAGCCATACTAACTGCAATACTCATTTCAGGGGTAATCGCAGGACAGGCCCAGGCCCATTATACACCTAAGCACTTTAAGAGCTATCAGGAGAAATATCAGGAGTTTGAATCTAGGAAAGATCATGCACTAGATGTTGAAAGGTTTTTCAAGAATCATCCTGAGTTAGCAAAATCAAAAGCTGGTAGAATCGCAATTAGAGAACACTCCCAGCTATTTAAGTGGTCAGATAGAGTTCTAAGAAAAATGGATGATATCAAACTTATCCATTTGTGGTCGAATGAGCAATTAGCTGAAGAAGGAAAAAAGGCAATCGCCAACGGCGGCACGTACTCCGTAAGATATGGCGATTGCTCAGAAACAGTAAAAGTAATCGTAAAGGAATTACTGGAAAGAACTTTTGGCCCTCATGGTACTTACTATTGGGCATACGGTATCGTTAATCGAGAAAGTGGTTTTTGCCCTGGTGCTGTTAATACCACTTACTCTGATCCAAATGAACAAGCACAATGTGTCGCACAAATGATTCCACGGTATCATACGTGGGTAGACTACAATAGATGCAAATCTGATCCAGCGTACTCAGTTCAAGTTTTTGCAGAACTGAGCAATTACGGAACAAGCACAGGTCCGTGGTCATAACATGGAAGCATTGTTCAACCTAAATGATCTATGTCCCAATTGTGGGAAATTTGTAGATCACTTAGATGAACAAACAGGCTTTTGTGATAGTTGTGCTGGTGTGGGGTCTGTTAATACAAAGGACCCCACACCAATCGATAAAGCAGAAAAGCTTGAATTGTGGCTGACACAGAATGCAGACACAATTGAATCTTTGATGCTAGCGGACAATGTTACCGCGAAGTTTGCTATCAGAGAAATCTTAAACAGTGAAAGACCGAAGTGTGCTACTTGTGGTACAGAAATGCCACATACCACAAATGGTCGTCACATCTTTTGCACAAAGAAACCAGAATGCCGTCGGGCACGTAGGTACTATCGTTACTTAATCTACGAAAAGCATACAAGTAAAGAAGATGCTTTAAAGCTCACACTAGAACGGTACGTAACGGTTTCTCAATAACACTAGGAGCAGTTAAATGGAATCGGACTTCTCATTAGAGGTCGGTTATTCTATTGCTACAGGAAAGACTTACGCACCGTTTGGTGAGATTCACAAAGCAGTAGAAGAACTACTCGGTCGTTCTGTTTGGACTCATGAATTTGTACAGAAGTCGCTTTGGGATCAAATTCGTTTACGCTTTGAAGAAAGAGCAACAGAAAAATACAACGAGTGGCAGAGGGAGAATTCCAATTAAGGAATGAAATGACTGAATTGCTAACACCCTCATATTGGCAGCTTGAAGATAGGGCTGAATACAGTCATCTTGACAATGCTGCTGATTGGTCACAAATGGGATGTTTTAAGACTTCTTCCTTTTTGTGGCGCATGGAAGAAAAACTCAAAGGATTGGAAAATCCTCGAGTTCTAGTTATCACAACTGCATCAGGTAAGGGTGCGTACTTTAGAGACATTCCAAAGACAATTGGATCAGAGTGGCAAATCATCAATTACAAGGCTGATGGTTTCTATCTAATTCTCAATGGAATGCAAATCAAGATTGGTAAGGCTAAGGGTCTTGCTCCAACAATTGATTTTCCTCATGTTGTTGTGACGCACTACCCATTGTTTTCTCGCAGTAATATCAATAAGTTCGATGAGTGTAAAGAGTGTGATGGACGCGGTTTATCAGAAGATTTCCTTATGCCATGTTTTGTGTGTGATGGAGAAGGAAAGATTCCAAAGAAGCCCTCTATCGCAGATTCTCTACTTGAACGAGAATGGGATTTGGTGGCACTTGATGAAGGCCACAGAATTAAGAATCCAGATGCGAAATGGACTGTTAACATCAAGAAGCTAAAGACTCGTTACAAGTATATCATGACAGGTTCAGGATTCGTAAATCGTCCTGATGAATTTTGGTCATTGCTCAACTTCCTCGAACCAGATGAATTTACGGATCACTGGAAATTCCGTGCTGAGTTTTGTGAGGAAGATGCGTGGAACGGTTATCGTACAATCACTGGACTTAAGCGAAATAAGATTCCTGAGTTCAGAGAGCTTAGAAAGCGATTCGGTCCACGACGCACTAAGCTCGAAGTATTCCCTGATCTTACGGAGCCAATCTTTGAGGATATCTACGTTGAGCTAAACAAAGTTCAGCGCAGTATGTACGATCAGATTAAATATGAACTAAGACTATTGGATCAAAAAGGTGAACCATTGCACTCACCTAATGTTCTCTCGCAGTTGCAGAGATTGCGTCAGATTTGCGTTGGTACACCAGATGTAATTAGTGACGAGTGGAGTGAAAAGGAAGAAAGACGTGTAATCAAGATTCGCCTGATTGATCCTTCCGCTAAGCTTGATGCATTGATGGAAATCATTGATGGTCTACAGTGGGACGATGAAGATAAACAGCAAATTGTTGTTTTCTCTAACTTCAATGATCCACTTGATTTGCTGCAAGCACGACTAGATAACGTAGGAATCAAATGGATGCGTCTCCGCGTAAATGACAACGATTCGCAAAGATATCTAAAGTGGGGAGTTGAATTCCCTAAGAAGAACCATCAGGTATTTCTCAGTACAATCAAGCTTGGTGGGGAATCAATCGACTTGACTTCTGCAAGTTATGTTGCATTGCTTGATCTTGATTGGGCGCCAATGAATAATGAACAGGCAATTGCAAGAGTATGGCGTCCTGGCTTTGATGTATCAAAAGGCGCACCTATTGTTTTGCGCTTCTTTGCAGAAGATACAGTCGATCAGAGAATGCTTGATACGAATGAAGAAAAGCTAGACTGGTTCAATGCAATCTTCGGAGATAAAGATCCAATCGAACTAGAGGACAAAGAGAACTGGAACGAAGCCTCTCATTGGAGCAAGATGCTATGAAGCTCAGTGAACTGAAGATTATTATTGCTACGTTTGAAATGGAAGAAGTACCGATTCTTGGTAAGAGATACATTGCTCAGTCTTGTGACTATCCCGTGAGGAATGGTTCCGGTAATTCAGTTGATGAAGCAGTAGAAGATTTGTGTTTGCAAATTATTCAACATCTACACAATCAGAGAACAGGCAGAACACATGGCTAGAAAATACGAAACTAAGCCGGATGAGAACACTCACCGCTTTATGGACAGAAACAAACCGAAGGGTTTGCGTCAGAATTCCACAAGAGACAAACGAGAGCGTTATCTAAATAAGCACAAGAGCACAGTCAATCGAAAGCGCAGAAAGCATGGTCGTTCGGTATGAAAAGAGATTTCGATCCTCAGAGTCCATTTCTAGTAGCAAACGAAGCAGGTTTTATTGTAGGAAGCGCGACTAAGTGGAATTCAGCAGGACTCGGAGAAGTGATTGTTCAGTATTTCGACGGTTCTGCAAGTTCTGAAATGGCGTCAGAATTAAGATTTCCAAACGGTCGTAAAAAGGCTTATGAAGCATTAACAGCGAGAGAACCATGAGTGAGTTCATGACAGAAGCGATTAAGGTTGCAGAGCGTTCAACGCATAAGCGTTATATGATGGGTTGTGTAGTAGTACAGAATGGTGAAATTATTGCTAAAGGTTTTCAGCATTCTGGAACGTGGAGGATGCGTCAGTTGTATTCTATGCACGCAGAGCTTCATGCACTTTTCAACTTACGACATAAGCGTGGTAAGTTAGATGGAGCTTGCGTTTATATTGCTGGCATCGCTCGTAAGTCTGGAAATTTTGTTGCTGCTGTTCCTTGTGCTTGTTGTGCTACTGCATTGATTCATGCGAGTATCAATAATGTGTTTTATACCGATCCTAGAACTACTCTTGCTAGAGGATTCGTTTCACAAATGATGTATCTCCCTGAGGCACTCGATCAGCTTAAGACTTATCCTGCTCCATGACAGACGACGAACGTTTAGCTCAGTTAGAGAATATGCGAGTTTTTATCAATCAAGAAATTCGCAATCTCAAAACTAAGATTAAGAATGCTGAACGTCCTAAAGGTAATCATCATCGTTTAACATATAGCGGTCTATTTGTTCAGACAAATTGTTTGGTTCCTTTCATTCAAACATACAAGGATAACAATGGCTCAATTTATGCCCTTGCCGATCATGCGAATGTCTCTTATCATACAATCGCTAATATTCTCAAAGGGAAACATAGATGGACAAGGGAAGAAGTAGCTGAATCAATTATGTTGGCTTTAGGGCTTCCACATGAATTCAATAATTTTGCTCTAGTGAAGATTAGCCGCAAATACCGAGTTGTGGACGAACCACCATTTAGTCATTTTGAGGAAGAATGACTTGCGTGCTTTCCAACATTTTGCTCTTGACAAACCTCAATGTATGTGCTAGGCTATCGCCTCCTGCAACCGCAAAAGGTATAGTGTGTCTACAGCGACGTTAGACAAAATTGAAGTACCCGATAAATACGATATTATTCCGATTCATACTTCGGATCGCGCGACATTTAAACAGTGTCGTAGACGATGGGTTTGGTCTAGTCCAGCTCATCAAAATCTGATTCCGAAAGTAACAATTTATGGTATCTATTTCCCGTTCTGGTTTGGAACGGGAATTCACCATGCTCTACAACATTATTATAATCCTGTTTTGAAACAAGACCCAGAAGTAACTTTTGATGCTTGGTTTAACCTCCAGTGGAATGGTGGTGAAATCAAGGAAAGTGAAGTAGATGAATTCGCTGATAGATTCCCTCATGAACAAAACGGTAAATGGACAATTGAGGGATTGAAAGATGTTCTACCCGATCCTGACTATGAAGCGTTTGAACTGCATCATACAATTGGACTCGGTATGATGAAGTTCTACAAAGAGTATGCAGAACGCAATGACGACTTCGAGGTAATTGCGTCAGAACATCTTTTCAGTGTTCCCATTCTTGATCCCACAACAGGCAAGCCTCTGTATATGTATGATGCACGGCAAATGCCAGAAGATTGGGAACCGAAAGAAGCAGAAAATGCTTTTGGTCCACTGATGATTCCTTCACCAAAAGATGGTGCAGAAGATTATCCGTATACAGGTGTAATGAAGCAAGTTCATGCACGCGGTCGAATGGACTTAATCGTTCACGGTAACTCGACAGGTAATTACGCAATTATCGACCACAAAACTGCTGATACGATTAAAGACGACTACTTCGATCATACAGATTTAGACGAACAGTGCACAACATACATTTGGGCCGCCGAAGTGGAAGCACAAATGTATGACTTGCCATATAAAAATATAGCTGGCATTGTGTATCAAGCTTTGAGAAAAGCATACCCACGTCCACCTAGTATTACAACTAGAGGATTGCCTTCACTCAACAAGGCGACGGAAAGTACCACACCTTATCTTTTTGCTGAAACAATCAAAGAACTCGGACTGACAAGTTACTTCCAGTCCGACGAAAAGATGCAAGCATACTACACGTATCTTGTTGAGCAAGGCGAAAAGCAATTTATTCAGCGGCATCCTGTAACTCGCAATGCACATCAAAAAGCGAATGCAGGTTTGCGCTTGTATATGGAAGCAATGGATATGCTCGATAATCCTCGTATCTATCCCAATCCTACTAAAGACTATTCATGTCTTAAATGCCGATTCCGTGGGCCTTGTCTCGCAGTTGAATCAGGTTGGGATTGGGAAGATATGATTAAAGACGGATACGAGAAGAACTTTGATAGATAATGGGCACAGTTATCGTAACAAATAATCCAGCTCTAATCGAAGCATTAGATCAACTCGTTGATCCAATGCTAAATTATACAGATGCAGGTTATGATGATTTTTGGTGTGTAGCAATTAATCCATATACATGCGCTGGATGCAATCAACTCATTTCACACGCTCAGGTAGGCGATCATTTTATTGTGATTTGGGAAGAGAAGGATGATGACACAATTCTTGAAGTTGCATCTGGTCTAAAAAGAGCCGAAATGAATCCGCGCATTGTTAACTACAATCGCAATGACGGACCTTGTGTGGAATTCTACGAGGCTATACGACGAGGATGGGTAGATGAATTCCCTCACGGATATTGATTTCTTACAAGAGCTTCTTGTTGAAGAACCAGATCAAGTAGAAAGTCGTTATCCTAGACCAACGCAAAACGGACCATTTCGTTTCTTTGATTCAGAAATGCGGTGTGCAAGTAGAGGTTGTGGATCACCAACACGTTATAAGCTACAAGGCATTCCATACTGCTCAGTTCATTGCTTGAATAGAATGAATGACATGCTGATCGCAATGGGAGTAGAGAAATGATTTTTGAAGTATTCCATAGCGTTACAAATAATCTATGGTATTTCCATTTAAAGAGCAAAGGCAATAACGAAATCATCGCTGCTAGTGAAGGATATCATAATAAGTCAGATATTGAAACACTCCATCAAAAGTATTTCCCAATGTGGACTTGGACAGAACGAGGATATTAATGGAAAGCAAGTCAGATAAACGACACAGAGAACTTCTTGCTAGACAGACACAAAGAAGAAGAAATATTGAAGCGCGTGAAGCAACTAAAGCTGATAGAGATAGAAAGATCAAAGCTGTAAACGATAAATATCTACCTCAGATTCAGAAGCTACGCGAAGAACATCGTACAGAATTAAAGAAGATTTGGGACGATTGGAAAAACGTTGGCAACGACGACAGTTGATATTAGGCAACAACTTGGCTTGCAGGACTTTCATGAATTAACGAAACATCTAAATGTCCTTGCATACGGTGAACCGGATTCAGGCAAGACATATCTTGCCGGTACAATGCAAGATCACAAAGATTTGAGTCCTGTTCTCCATCTAGGATTTGAACAAGGGCTTCTAACAGTAGCATATCGTAAGAACTACGAAGCTAAAGAAATTCGTAGTATTGATGAACTAGAAAAAACAGTTAAGCTTTTGCAGGATGATTGCTACTCCGACAAACCGTACTATAAAGGTTTAATTATTGACAATGCAACGGAGCTACAAAGCCTCGATATTGATACAGTAATGCAAGAGGCTAAGAAACTTGCGATTGCAAAGTCTCGTGGGGATACAGTAGATATTGATGTGCCGTCTCCACGTGAATGGGGCAAGATCGGAAAGAGACTACGACGTTGTGTAATCTCGCTCAGAGATTTACCACTTCACACAGTTTGGACAGCATGGAGAGGAGAATATACAGACGAAACTACAGACATAACACGGTACTTTCCTAAACTCTCAGGCTTTATGAAGTCAGAGTTTAGTGGTTACTTCGATATCGTTGGTTACATGCAGAAGGAGAATAAGAAGGTAGAAGGGAAAGACACTCCTTATGTAACGATGCAGATTTCGGGAACTAAGCGAGTTAAAGCTAAATGGCGCAATAAGCCAGATGATGTGCCCGGAATTCTGGAAATGCCAACAATGCCAATGATATGGGAGTTCGTTCAACAGTCTAAAATTGCTGCTTGAACGCTATCCGGCTATACACGCTATATACGCTAAGGAGTAATAAACTGATGGGTGAAGGACTAGGACTTAACCTCGCTGGTGCTGATTTGAGCGGTGGCGATTTCGATGCAATTCCATCTGGAACGTATCATTGTACTGTGTTCAAGATGGAAATGAAGCAGACTAAGGGTAGTGACACTTCGGTTCTTCCGAAGGGCACTCCTATGATTAACGTTCAGTTCAAGGTAGAAGATGAGGATAGAGAGGACGCAGACGGCGATACTGTAAAGGTGCATAATCGTCGTCTGTTCCGTCAGCTAATCATCGCTCCTGCAAAGGTCGGTGGAAAGCCGTATGAGCACAAGAAGGTAATGGACCGAATTCTTGGTCAGTTCTTCAAGTGCGTAGGATACAGCGAGGAAGAAATCCTGTCCGGCGATTTCGATCCCGATTTCGATGAAATCAAGGGTAAGGATATTCTCGTAGTTGTAGGACAGAAGCAGAAGTGGGGCGCTGAGGAAGGCGTCATGGATAATGAGGTTAAGGGTTTCAAGCCGTATGATGCAAACGGTAACGGAAGCCCGCAGCTAGTCTAACCTCTAAAAGATGCAGGGAGTAGGATTCGTCGCTGGCCTACTCCCTGCATTACTCTTATGACACTTGAAACTTTCCCATGTAAAATAAATGGATGCGAAGGCACTAGCTTTGTCAATAAAGGTGCTTACGCATTTTTGTGTAAAACACATCGTGCCGAAAAAGCACAGTTGAGAGTACATAAGCAAAAACCTTCTTCAAGTTTAAAGGAAACAGCAATCAGATTAGTAGAGATTTCCGAGCGCATTGATTCAAGTTCAACCAGATTTCGTGAGTCAAAGAATCAACTGATTATCGACGCGCAGGAATTCGTTAAATTACTTGATGATCTTAAAGAGCAGGCTAAAGAAATCTTGACGGGATAATGCCTACAAAAGAATCAGATCTAAGACGTCAATTCCTCGATTATGTATTTGGGGATCGTAATGGATACATCTGTATTGGCACAGGTGAACCTTCAGCGAATGGGCACAAAGATGCATTTAATCAACAATTCTTTAAGTGGCCTTCGCAGAGAGGCGATATCCAAAAATTTATCGAAGGTTCACTTGCAAAGAATGTTTGGTTTGGGGTCAATCTTCTAGATAAGCCAGAACGCAAGAAAGAGAATTGTCTGCCTATGGACATTGTATGGGCAGATTTGGATACTTGTCATCCTTCTCTTCTTGATCCAAAACCTCAAATTATTATTGAATCATCTCCTGATCGTTTTCAAGCACTATGGAAATTAGGTGATGATGTACCCCCATCGATTGCAGAAGAATACTCGAAAAGGATCTTCTCTAAATATCGTGTCAACGGGGTGGACTCGGGATGGGCACTCACTAAGCTTCTACGAGTACCTTATACATTCAACTTCAAGTATGACTCAACACCAGAAGTACGAATACTCGCAGCAACAGATGAACGAGTTGATGCAGCCGAATTCGAAGCAATTCTAATTGAAGAGCTTAAGGAACATGGCGTTGATGATATTGATATGCCTAATCTCGATGAATTGCCTGCACCAGAATTCATCATTCACGAGTATCGTCATGCACTAACTCGAACAGGTTTTGCAAATCTGTACTCAGTTGAACCAGAAGGTGAATGGTCTGGTGTATTATGGCAACTTATTCGAATTCTCTTTGAAGTTGGAATGTCTCGTGAAGAGGCATTCATAGTTGCTATCTCCGCTAAGTGTAACAAATATGAAAGAGATAAACGTCCTCTTTCACATTTATGGCTTGACATTCTCCGTGCAGAAACAATCGATAAAACGTTCGCAATCATCGCGGGTGCATTAGACGAAAATCTCGAGTTCCCATCCCTTCTAGATGATTCAGAGCGAAAGAAAATCAAAGATAATACTTTCTTCGATGAGTACGTTGAATGGGCAAGTAAGGTAACAGATGCGAATCAGATTTACCACGAACTCTGCGGCGCGATTATGTTGTCGTCATTGCTTGCAGACAAGCTTCACATTGAAATGTCTTGGGATAGAATGTATCCTAACCTGTGGGGACTTGTATTAGGGGAAAGCACGATCACGCGAAAAACTACAGCAATGAAAATGGCTATGGATTTTGTTCATGAACTTACTCCAGAAGCTATTTTGGCGACACAAGATTCCTCCGCAGAAGGTCTTTTCGGTTCATTAGATCAACGTTCTGAAAAAGTATCTATCTACTTTCGTGATGAAGTCGCAGGATTCTTTCACGCAATGAGTAGCAAGACATATCTCGCAGGAATGCCAGAAGCATTAACACAACTCTATGATGTGCCTCCTGTGATGATTCGTCAGCTTAGTAAAAAGACGATCAGCGTAAAACGACCGATTTTCATTTTCTTTGGTGGAGGCATTCAGGATAGAGTGTACGAGACTGTAGATGAGCAGTTTTTCTTCTCAGGCTTTTTGCCTCGTTTCCTTGTTGTAAATGGTGAGTCGAATATTGATAATGTACGCTGGATGGGACCACCAACAGTTAGCACAGGAAAAGATATCAAGAATACCTTAAAAAGCGATCTTGAACAAATTATCTCACACTATCAAGTTCAAGTTATTGAGCAAAAGATTTTCGGTGTAGATGCTCAGATCAGCAAAGAAGTCGAAGCAACATTAACAGATGCAGCATGGGGAAAGATGCAGCAAATCGAGAAACTGTTGGTAACTACAGCAAGTGAATCATCACAGTCAAATGTCGCTTTGCCAACATTTTCAAGAATCGCGATTTCTTTGCTAAAGTTCTCCACACTCCTAGCTGCTATTAGACAAGAGCCAAAAGACTTTATCGTGAAAGTCGAATTACAAGACGTGCTCAAAGCTGCACATTTCATTGAGCGGTGGGCACCACATTCAGTTCATATGATGTCAAATGTGGGAACAACAACATCAGAAAGACTCATTCAAGGTGTTCTAAGAATGATTCGCAATACGCCGGGAATCACTCGCGCAGAAATCATGCGACGCAGACACCTACAGAGTGTGCCTGCAAAAATCGTGTTCTCAACATTAGAAGAAAGGGGATTGATTACAATTAAAGCGTCTGGAAGAGGGTATAGATTATGGCCCGTATGATGATGAAAGTTAAGAAGTTTGTCACTAATGGGACGGATGAAGTAGAAGAAATCGAAGTAATGGAGTTAGTCGAATTTGAACCGCCGATTTGCAATGAGTGCAATCAGTACATGAGGAACATCAACACAGTTAATGGTGTAAGGAAATTTGGCTGTGTAACGTGGGGATGCACTAATAAGAAAATGGTGACTTATGAGTGAAGGTATTCCAGGTATTAAAAAGAATAGTATACCTAATACAGAGCCAGAACTTGATGTTAATGCTCGCGTCAATGCGCTTGATCCTGCATTGCTAGAAAATGCTTGGGACGTAGAAGTTGAACGTTGGGCAGAATTAGGAATGGACCCAGGAAGAAGTATTTTCGTAGATATGTTTCATCTGAAATTCCGCTTTGATACACTATACCAATTCGTCAAAGGGAATATCGAAGGCTTCGATGAAGAAAAGTTCGATCTGCATGTTAAGCGAAGTATGCTCGTAGCAATGATCGTATTACGTCAACAGCACGAACGGCAAATGTTGCATGCTAAGTTAACTGAGGGTATTCAGCCACCTCAGGTTCAAGTTCCTATTTTGCCGCCGGGCACAAAAATCTAATGAGTCTGGCACAAGGAACAAAATATGATGATGGAAAAGAACCACTTGACTTATGGAGTCCTGACGCATTATACGAAACGAGTCGTGTTCTCGCTTTCGGAGCTAGAAAGTATGATGCGTATAATTGGGAAAAAGGCATCAATTACAGCCGTGTCTTTGCAGCACTTCTCCGACACTTATGGTCGTTTTGGCGTGGAGAGGCAAAGGACAAAGAGACTAATTTACACCATCTTGGTCATGCCATGTGCTGCCTTATGTTCCTATTACATTACGAAATGAATCGACGTAAATTTCGTTCCTTCGACGATAGGCCAAAATATGGACGCAAGAGAGTATCAGCATAAAACTGGCTACACAGCAGTTTACCGTGATAGAAACTTAGAATTTGCAGGACAAGATAGTATAGGAAAAGCTTGGTATGCTCTCAATATTCATTACGTCACGTTAGGCTTAGTGGGGGAAGCCGGCGAGATTGCAAATAAAGTAAAGAAGCAATTGAGAGATAATCCAAAAGATCCATTTAATGATGAATTCAAGATAATGATGTTTGGTGAACTCGGCGATGTGATGTGGTACGTCTCTCAAATGTGTAACGAACTTGGTCTTGATCTTGAAGGTATTATGGAAGCAAACATCGATAAGCTAGAATCACGTAAGGAAAGAGACGTACTTGGAGGATCAGGCGATGAACGATAATCCAGATTTTAATGACGGTTATGGTGCTCACGCACAAAATGCAAAACAGAAGGACAATCCTTTTATTGAAAGAGCTTGTAGATGGGATGAGGGTTGGAGGCAAAGAGAAGAACAGCGATTGAGCCATACACTACAAAAAGATAAAATTAAGAATATTCCTGTTCTATCAATTGGTTTGATTAGAAACTCGGAAGTCAAAGATGTCTAGATGGGCATGGGGAGAGCTTAAGAATGGCGGTATCAGAATTTGCAGGTGTGGCGAAGTAACACTCGAAGATGAAATGCATGCATGTACATTAGGAGAGGAAAAAATGTCAGATGGTAATGAAGGTCTTAAGCACTTAACTAGTGTGGAAGATACGAAAGCTAATATGGATACCGGCAGAATGGGGTATCGCATTATGCAAGGAGTTATCGAAGAAGGTGGAACGATGGAAGAAGCGATCATTATTCTAACCTCTTTCTTCACAGGAATGTTTGTCGGTGCATCACAAGCGAGTAAGGATAAAGATGAGGAAACACCCTCTAGCTGATTGTGAAAATTGTCCATTGCGTGATGAACGCATGGCAAGCACGACTGGTCCAAAAGATGCAAAAGTTGCAATGGTTAGTCGTGCGCCTGGGTATCACGATGTAACTCATGGAAAACCTTTCTCTGGCCCATCTGGACAAGTTCTTGATTACTTGTTCAGATCGAACGAAGTAGACCGTAAAGATGTAATCACTACAAATCTCGTTCTCTGTTATTCAGAGGACCCGCCGAAAGCAGCGATCAATGCCTGTAGACCCAGGTTGGAATCTGAAATTGAAAGTGCAGACACAATCATTGCAGCAGGAGTTGAAGCGGTTAAGGAATTCACTTCCGCAAAATCAATTACAGCGGCTCGAGGTCTTGAGCATTCGAGAGAAACGGCTGATAAGACGCAACGTGTTATTGCTACCTCTAACCCTGCTGTTGTGTTGTATGATTCTGACAGCTTTCCTAATCTTGTGGAGGACTTTAAACTTGCTCTAAATCCTCCGCCACCTGTAACTTATCCAAAGGTCTTAGTTTTCGATACAGAGGCAGCAGGCAAAAAACTACTAAAGAAACTAATTGAACATGATGGACCAATCGCAACAGATCTTGAAGGTAGATACCAACACATCGAATGTGCTGGTTTTGCTATTGAAGGAACTTCGGCTTTCGTTCTCACAAGACGTGCAATTGTTGCTAATTGGGATTTATTCAAAAAGCTTTATGAGAGCGATAAGCAATGGATTTGGCATAATGGTATTTATGACGTTAAGCTACTCAAGCAGAACGATGTATCTTCAAGGATCGTTGACGATACTTACGCTATGTCTTACGTTCTTGACGAAAGAACGCAGGGAGTCCACGGTCTTAAATATCTTGCAAGAACACAACTAGGTTGGAAGAACTACGAAACAGACGAAATCGATACTTACTTCGAGACAGGAAAGCTACCAGACGACATTGCAACATTCTACGACTATAACGGGTATGACTGTGGCGCGACCTTCCAACTATTTGATCTATTGGAGGAACGTGCCAAAAAGGACGAAGTATATGATCTCTACAAGCACCATATGGTGCCCTTCTTCAATGCAATCGTAGATATCGAACTTCGTGGATTCCACTTCGATCATGTTGCTGCTGCTGATCTAAATGAGGAAATCGTACTTCCTGAACTTCGCCGGCTCACCAAGCAAATGCGAGAAATTACCGAGTTGGAGTTGTTCAATCCAGCATCACCCAAACAAGTCTCTGCATTTGTCTACGATACTTGCGGACTCGTTCATTCACTCAAATCGACACGCAAGCGATCATTCGAGCGTTCATTTGCTAAGGAAGTACGAACAGAAATCACAGAAGATCGATTTGACTGTAAGCCAAAGTTCAAAGAATCACTTAAAAAGTTTGCTGAGCTACATGCTGCTTGGGCCGAAATCGATAAACAACGTGGCACATACATCGAGAGCCTAATTAAGTTAGTAGGGGAAGATGGGAAATTATACGCTTCGTTCAATCCGTGTGGAACCGTCACCGGACGACCATCGTCTCGTAATCCTAACTTCCTCAATATTACCAGAACCGGACGAAATATTGTACCAGCTATTAGAACGTTGTTTAAACCCTCACCAGGAAATGTTATCATTCAAGGAGATTACTCTCAGGCAGAACTTAGGGTCATTGCTCAAATGTCGGGAGATAAGGAATTACAAAGTATTTATAAGGACACAAATCGATCCTTACACGTCGAAACCGCAACTTCATTTTACGGAGCTGACTATACTAAAGAACAGTACGTAAAATCAAAGAACATCAATTTCGGTGTGTGTTATGGACAGTCAGCTTTTGCATTTGCTCAAATGTATCATATGGAGCGAGAAGAAGCTCAGGCATACATCGACAATTGGTTCAAGAAGTTTCCAGATGTATTAATGTGGATCAAGGATACGCATGTTAGAATCAATAAAGAACAATATCTCGCAAATCCTTTCGGACGAAAAAGACGCTTCCATCTCATTACAGAAGAGAATCTCCAAGATACACTCCGAGAAGGAGTCAACTTTCTACCACAGTCAACTGCTTCTGAGTTTACAGTCTGCGCTGTTGTGGAACTCAATGAAGCAGGCATTCCTGTTATTAACACTGTCTATGACTCTATTATCGCAGACGTTCCAGAAAACGAGGCTATGGAGGTGGCTCGACTGATTAAATCAACAATGGAGAAACAACCAAATGTAACGATTGGATGGGATAATATGCCCTTTAGGGCAGATATCTCAATCGGTGAAACTTGGGGCGGAGTCGAAGAAGTGGAGTTGATTGCAGCATGAGCACTCAATCAGTACCAACATTGCCACATGAACGAGAATTGCTTGATTTGGTGAATCTTGTTATGGAAGCTTATGGAGCTGACGATCCAAACTATATGATTCTTGTTTTAACTGATTCGTATGAACACGTGAGATTTTTGATGGGCAGACTTCGTGATGCAACGCAATGGGATGCACCAGATACCAAAATCTATCGTGATGGTGTTTCTGTAAAAGGTGGTGGTAGAGTAGTAGTTTCGACGGTTGGTGATCCAGGAAGATTAATGGGTATCCGTCCTAACAAAGTAGTTCTATTTGGTCGAACTGGTGAACTTTTTCACTGGTTGAATTCAATGGATTGTGAAATTGGAACAAGCGCATGATCGGCAAACTATTAGGAAAAGTCGTTGGTGAAGTTCTTGCTTTACCCGCAACAATTGCTAACGAAATGGAGGATGCAGTAGATGAAGTAGAAAAAACGATTGACAAGCGTTATGATCCGCCGAAGAAGAAAGAGAAGGCAAAATGATGAAGAGACTTTCAGATGCAGAATGCTTTAATAAGTTAACAAGTTCAGAATGCTATAAAAATACGGTTAATCAAGCAGATAAGAATAAAGTCACAAAAGCCCGTTCTGGTGTAAACCCCACCACACCAAGTTCTTTGATTGGGCAGGTTGCAGCAGAACTTGGGTTAAGAGCATATGCAGCAGAAGATCATTCTACTACACCACCGCCTCCCCCACCTCCACCACCTACAACTAATCCGTGGGATTCTGGTTATCCACCGAGAGCATATAATCAGGGTTCGCGCGGACAGAACTGTATCTTTAATGTTCACATCAATTGCACTCTACGTAGTGATGGAAAGTATGTAGATCAGCACGGAATCACATATTCTGATTCTGGCTTGTGTGATGGTGGTCGTACAGAAACTCCAGATATTCCAGAACTCAAAGCCGCCGATATGAAAGATCAGGCTGAACCGTGGGATGCTTATGAGTGGTTCGGCAATGTAATTGGTCCAAACAAAGAAAACTATCCGGCTGCTTCGTACAATAAGTGATTCAGTACAGTAACTCAACGAGTCCTCTCGGCTCGCTCGCCCAGGGGTCGGGAGGCACGTTGAGACGCCACCTGAGACGCCGTAGACCGCTTGCGGGGGGTTAGCCTGTATGCTAGGCTACCCTGTATGAGACGCTTACTGTCACGTCACAGAATCTACATACCACTCAATCCCTTTATTCATGCAGAAAACCTGTAGCTACTGTAACGGAGAATACAACACAATCAGACCTACAAGTAAGTTCTGTTCTCCTAGATGCCGCACGTTAGCCTATCGAGAGAGGCATGGTATTGTCACCAAGAGAGATAAGGACCATACTGTATGCCAGCGCGAAGGATGCGGAAAAACAATACCAGATAGCTTTAAAGCTAGTGCAAGATATTGCTCGAATGCCTGTCGCCAAAAAATTTACAACGACTCACACAAAGAAGTCGCCAAAGCAAAGAGAGACGCAGTAGTACAAGAACGTAGAGATGCTAAAGCAGTTGAAGATTTCATACAGGAGTTGATGGGTGAATGAGAGTTTCAACAAATTTTCGTACAGGAGAAAATGCTGAAGATATGGGCCTTATTATGGAAGTAGACTTTCGTATCACAAATAGTCGTATGTTTGGTGTAGAACCTGATCCAGCAAAAATTGGTGAATGTGTCAATGCAGCATTGAATGCATTTAATGAAGAATGGATTAAAGAAGCTGTTAGCTTTAGACCTAATCCTTCTCTGAGAGATTATGTATGATGAAAAGGAAACAGGCCTTCTCATATACAGTGAATATTCCTATTATTGAGGGACAAGCTACTGTAATGATTGATGGTGTTCCGAAGGTCCTTATTGCAGGTGATAGTGTTGATGTAACCTACAAAGTTTCATTTAGGACACGTTTTCCTTTTATTATAAAAAGTGTTAGGATTGATGGTGTGGTTTCATGAAAATCATTTCGGGTGGACAAATTGGCGCGGATATTGCAGCCCTTCAATGGGCCAAATCTGTAGGTTGGGAAACAGGCGGCTGGATGCCCAAAGACTTTAAAACTCTAGATGGTCTTCATCCTGAGTATAAAGAATTGTACGGAATGACTGAAACGCATGACGACGGCTATCCAGAACGCACCCGGATGAATGTCTTAACTGCTGATGTGACTCTACGATTTGGATCAAGTTTCAATACACATGGTGAACGTTGTACTGCACGATTTATTCGTATGTACAAAAAACCACATCTGGATATTCTAATGAATCCTATTAATTTTACTTGTATTCCTAGTCCTGCTTATGCACGTGAATGGCTAGAAGTACACATGCCAGATACAATCAATGTTGCTGGTAACGCAAGAGTCACAATTGAACCAGAAGTAAGACTTTTCTTAGACCAGATTGGTTATCGTAGATGAAAATCATCTCACTTGATCCTGGAAAAACTACAGGGTATACTGTGGGGTATCTTTCGGAGCTAGAACCGGAATTACGCTTTCATTCATTTCAGGATAAATTGAGTCATATCCAACTCTATGAGTTATTGCAAGAAGAATCACCACAATGGATCGTGTGTGAAAGTTTCGAATTCAGAAACAAGGTTCGACCAGGAACTGAATTAATCTCGTGTGAACTAATTGGTGTTGTTCACTTATATACCGCATTATACAAAAATGGCCTTACCTTCCAAACTGCATCCACACATGGAGCAGGCGGTCGGAATGGTCCATTTCAAGATCGTATTCTACGAGCGAAAGGAATCTATAAACCAGGTAAACCTCACGCTATGGACTCATTGAGGATTCTTCTCTATTGGTATGAACATGGTAAAGGATTCCAATTTAATAAACGTAAGGGCTATAAGGACTTAATGGTACATCATCTATGACGGCTCCTTTAACTGTAACCGAAGATACGTGGATCATTGCGGATACACATTTCGGACATACGAACATCATTCGCTATTGTAACCGCCCAATTGACCATGATCGTAAAATGTATAACTCATGGAAGCGATTGGTTAAAAAGAATGATGTTGTCTTACATCTTGGTGATTTATCTATTTGGTATGGACCGTGGAGAAATCATTGGCTAAAGAAATGTTATAAACTTAAAGGTGAGAAGTACATCATTTGGGGTAACCACGATGAAGATCAGAAAATGTCTCCCAAAGTCTTTGAATCAAAAACTGGATTCAAGGTCATTCAACCGTTCCGTCAAAAAGACGTTATGTTCTCACACGAACCTGTTACTGATTCCGAGGCATTATGGCAAGTCAACATTCATGGACACGTTCATGACCACAAACCGTTCGGTGTTTGGCAAATGGCTGGATACAATTACTTCAATGCTTCGATTGAAGGGATGAATTACAAGCCGTGGCGATTAGGCGATATACTCAAAAGATGTTAATCTGGTGTAGATCAAAATATGATGAACTTGTAATGACTGTAAGTTTGCTTTTCATTGCAATTGGTGTATATCTTGGCGCAACACTAATCAATGTCCCGATCGGTTCTGCTCTACTTATTATAGGAATCGTAATCTTCGGATTAGGGACGATCTGGAAATCTTGATAATGGAGGTATCATGCGTAAATTATTATTAGCCTGCTTAGTTGTAATCGTCTTTGGTTCTATTGGAAGTGCTCAATCTTCTACCGGATGGTTGACTCCGACTACTACATGGCAATGGCAGATTCAAGGTAAAATCGACCAAACGGTTTCAGCGCAGATGTTTGACATTGATCTATTTGATGCACGCCCAGGAGAAATCAATGCAGGCGTTATCTCGCAACTCCATTCTAAAGGTAAACACGTTCTTTGCTATTTAGATACAGGCGCGTGGGAAAGCTATAGGCCAGATGCTTCACAGTTCCCCGCTAGTGTAATCGGCAATTCAACTGGTTGGAGTGGTGAACGCTGGTTGGATATTCGACAGCAATCGTGGCCGCTATTCGCAGATATTATCTGGAATAGACTTGATCTTGCTGTAAGTCTTGGTTGTGATGGCATCGAACCAGATCAAAATAACTCAGTTGAAAACAATCCTGGTTTTCCAATCACCTATGCAGACGAAGCTGCTTGGTATCTAGAGGTTGCAAGACAAGCACATCTTCGTGGTTTAACTGTTGTACAGAAAAATGGTATTGAGTTACTACATCGTTCATTTGGTCCAAGTCTCGTAGCTGCTCACGACGGAATGCTGAATGAAGAGTGTTGGCAATATCGTGAATGTGATGATGGATTACAGTTATACGTACAGGCAGGTAAGTGGTTAGGTGAAGTAGAGTACAAAGGACAAGTAAGTAAAGTATGTCCTCAGCTAAATAAGCGTGGCTTCATGGGAATGAAAAAGAAGTTATCACTATACGCTTATCGTGAGGTCTGCTGGTAGATTCATGCCGACGTGGTGGAATTGGTATACACATCAGACTTAAAATCTGACGCCTGTAAAGGATTGAGGGTTCGAGTCCCTCCGTCGGCATTGCACAAAAATGAGGGAGCCACCCCAGGAGTAAAGGTGACTCCCTCTGCTTCTCTCTCTGGCCCTGAACGAGAGAGAACTTTGAAAGTTAGAACAAGATTCTGATAAGTAAGATGATTAGCAAAATTGCTAGAATTACTTTCAGAACCGTTAATAGATCATTTGTGCTCAAGGATTAGGTGGTGCCGGAACTTCTGGCGTAACAGGATCAGGTCCGGCAACTTGTGGAACATCACTCTGCAACTGCTTAAATAGACCTAGATCAGTCACGCTCTTAAGGATAGAACCCACGAATGCTGCAAGAACAACAACCCAAGCAGCGTTCATAAGCACTTCCATATCGAGTCCAGGGATCACTAGGTCTGCATTAGCAGCATATAGATAACCACCATACAGAATGAAGAACGGCACCATCTTCCCAAGCACATCGTTACGCATGGTATCCGCAATGAAGCTAAGACGGAAGCCCTGCGTGTTGTCAACAAGTGCGGCTACTGTTCCAAGTAGGAAATCGAGTACGAGAAGTAGCAGAGCAATCTGAACTCTCGTATCATTGAAAGCCGCATTTAGTAGGTCCTGCAACTCAGCCTCCTAAATATCGTAGTGAACGTAGCAATTGATATCGCTACGATAGTTGTACTTGTAGAAACCCATTGGGTAACTTCCCATGCTTAAGACGTTTCCACCTCCTGTGTACATTGCAACATGCGTTGGTGCTCCTACAGGGAATGCAGGACTTGCACCACGATGAAAACCATAGAAGATAAAGTCACCTGGTTCTAGTAAACCGAATTTAACCTTATGTCCATGTCCAATTAAAGTGCCAGTATATCCCTGCCCATCATAACCACGTCCATTAGGATCGGGAGCACCAGCAGCGTAATGGCAGTTTGTAACCATTGCGCTACAATCCCACTTTTTGGGAACTGTCGGAGGCTTGCATAGAATAAAAGCACGCATTTGACTGTATGCATCCATATCATAGCGATGTGCATACCAGTAAAATCCTGCTTCTACTGCAAGCTGTCGCTTATTCTTCTTCTTGTGATTAGCGCAATAGACCTCTGCAAGATGAATTGAATAATCATCAAAAGCCCACTCAGTTCTATGACGTGCTGTCCGTCTTTGACGAAGCGCATCGTGAGTGACTTTGTTGATCTTCCCGGTAACGGGAACCTTCATAATTAACTGAGCACCCTTAACAGCATTCTCGAATGCTGTGCCGTACTGCGGAGAAAATCCGCGTTTCCACCACGGGTACAAATCGGGGAATGCGTGTGAAAGTGCGCGTTTATGCGCGATCACATCATTCCCGGTCATACCGCGCTGTAGTGTTCTGCAAAGTGGTACTTTAGGTGTTGCCATAATTAGTCGTCCTCAGGAGGAACAGTTCCTTCCCCTTCTTCACTATCAGGTTCTTTAGGTTCATCTTCTGGCGTTGGCGCATCTGGATCA